ATGATTGCTGCCTGTTCCTCGGCATCAGGTAAAATAGCAGCCTTTGCTTTACCAAAGAAACCTTTCTTTTCTTCCTTTGGTTCTTCCTCTACAATCTCTTCTTCTTTTACTTCTTCTGCCATCCTATTATAGCAACTATCTACTATATAGCAATCTTAAAAAGGATTAGTAGGAGCAATAGGTGCAGATGCTGAAGTATCAGGAGGAGCAAGATCAGGAGTACCGATAGGAAGATCTCCTCCTAGTCCAGCACCACCTAATGATCCACCAATACTACCAAATGCTTTTTCTTTTACATCTTCTATGATGGCTTCCCTATTAAGGTAAACATACCCACCAAGGCCAACAACGGCAACAGATACAGCAGCAGACGCAACAGCAAGTACATTAATTATTTTTTGCATTGTATTAATCCAAGTGAATTTTATTTATATGAGTCCTAATGAACCAGCAGTTATTCCAACTCCGACAAAAAAGGCAAATTCCAGTATACCATGTGCGGATGCTGGAATCTCCAAAATCTTTGATTTTAAATGAGTCATTTAAGCTTGTGCTCCTCAGCTTTACTTTTCGTTACAAATTATATAGGCTAATCCTCACATACATCAGCAAGATACTCCAAAGAAAGAATATCATGATCATCTATTGATGGATCTAACCATTCATGAAATTCTTCTCCTATTGAATTTGCTTCTTCAATATCTTCTATTGTTCCCAACCTACACAATACATCCATACGATGATGTGCCCAATCATAATTTTTCTGAAGAATTGTCTCTAAACTTACCATAATCCTTACGCATGTAACGTCCTAGAATATTGCTATTGTAGTATGCTGGCTCTCCATTGTCAAGAGATTCTTGAAGAACGTTATTAAGAAATAACTGTTTTGTTTCCTCGTAGTTTACATCTCCGAGTCTGGTATGTAAGGATAAGATCTCTCGTTTGAACGCTGAGTTTCCAAGTAACTTTCGATCTGCACTAAGCTCGTCAGAGCTTCCATAGTATCTTTTCCAGTCACTCTCAGACGTAACCCGTCTCTTACCACCTCTAGGCTTACGTTTTTGTTGGAAATATTTTCTTCCGATGTATTGTTTGCCAGATTGTAAATTAGTAATCCTGTAGACGAAACCGAAGAAATCGCCAATATCGTCAGAAGTGAAAGCTGTACCTTTGTAGTACCAGGGATTTTCATAATCTCCTTCCATTTCATAATTTTTATTCATCTCATACTTATATATGATAAATATCTAAGATAAACTACATTAAGATATGTCTGTAGTATATGTAAACAATATAACCATTGACTCTGGTGAGGATTTCTCACAAGATTTTACTTTGTATGAAACTGGTGGAAAACTTGTTGACTTAACAAATTATGGTGCTAAGGGACAATTAAGAAAACATGCTGACAGTAAAACTGCTGTTACATTTCAAATTGAATTTGTTAATAGAGTTACTGGAAAAATTGCATTAAACATACCACGCTGGACAACATCATTATTAAAATCTGGTAGGTATGTATATGATGTCATGGTGACTAAACCTAATGGAACCAAAGAAATGGTTTTAGAAGGAACTGCTCTTGTCAGACCTGGCGTATCTAAAAGTACAGAGTATTCATCTCCAGGTAGCGATGATAGAACATGTATTGCTGTAATTGATGATTCCCTTCAAACAACTGCTGACATGCTTACTAAGTGGGAACAATTTAGAACCACTTATCCAAATAGAATATTTTATCTACTACAACCAACATCAGATGGATTTGGTAACTTTGTAACTGATACAAATTGGAATGCTTTAAAAGTACCTGATAATTTCCTTGCGGAAACAACTATAAACATATCACCATTAATATAAATGTATAATTACACAGGATCAGAAACGAGAAGTGAAATTGCTAATGGTCGTACCTTTGGTCCAGTTAAAGTAAATATTGATAATGGAAATGCTTCATCAGCATCCGACTGGTTTGATATATGTAATCTAAGTAGTTTACCTGAAGGATCAAAAGTTGCTATCTTTATCGATGATTCTGGTCCGACTCAAGCATCTTATGATGCCTTAGTGACAAAATTAACAGCTAAAAATATAACAGTTATTACTGTTACAAACTCCAATCCCATTGAAGATTGGATTACACCATTCATAGGAGATCTATCATAATGGCACCAGTATTCATAACAAACATAACAATATATACTGGAACAGATTTTGCCCAGACATATCTGCTAGAAGATTATAGATCAAATAGTCCATTAAATTTAACAGGATATACTGCTATAGCACAATTAAAAAAATATTCAAGTTCAGAAAAAGCAGCAGACTTTAATATATCATATCCCAATGATCCAACAACAGGAAGAATTGGTATAGAACTAGTAGCAGAAAAAACTATATTACTAAAAGCAGGAAATTATATGTACGATGTATTACTAAAAGACCCTAGCGGATCAATAGTGAGAGCTGTTGAAGGAACCGCTACGGTCAAAAGGGCAGTTACTAGGCACTAAGATTTAATCTTTCCTGAATACCAATTAATAACGTTTTTCTTATCTTCTATAGTATAATTTTTTCCACTGTATTGTCTAAGGATTGACTCCTTAACATACTTAGGCATATTCATTTACAATACCTTGGATAGTAGATTCATCCATTTGAGTCATTACATAGTTTGCTTCTTCAATAGTATCTACTTGACTAGTTTCTAGTAGATAATTAAGAACTAAATCATAAGCATCAAATTCTTCATTCTTAGTTATAATTTTCTTAACAACATTTTTATTACCATCCTTTACTCTATTAGAGTCAAAGGTAGTGGTAGTATCTGTTGATGCTTGATCCGTCTTAATTTCGGGTTTTTTAACAATTGGTTTTAATCCCTTATCAGTTAATCTTTTATTTCTTCTTTCAAATGCTGCTTTCTTAGCAGCTTCTCTTGCTTCATTATTAGGAGTCTTTGGATCATCCTTAACCCTAAACTCTCCTCTATTATTATCCTTTTGCCATTTTCTATGTTTCTGATATGTTGCCCATCTTTGGTCATCACTAAATGCACCAGATTTTGCTGCTGGACTATTTCTAGTCTTTTTTAACCAAGCTTTTTTAGCTTCAGCTTCGGCTGCAGCCTTAGCTTTTTCAGCATCTTCTTTTGGATCTGTTGTTGGTCCTGGATCTAATTTATTATCTTTTGGATCTGGATCTTTTACTTGCTGTAAAACTTCTCCACCATCCTTTTGAACTTTCTTATACTTTCCAGACTTTAACATAGCATCTTCTATAGCCTTTTCCTTTGCTATATCATGCTTATCCTGATCGGTAAGTGTACCTGATTGATCTTCCTTAGCACTAATATCAGATTCTCCACTCCTACCATCAGGATTTATTTTGATCCTACTTTCACCACTTCCACTAAATTTTCTTTCATTATTCTTATACGCCTTATAATCTGGATGATTAGGGTAAATTGTTTTCTTACCACCACCCTTAAGTCTTATTATAATGGGCTTCTCTTTTTTATTATCTTCTTTAGAAGTAATAATAGCACCACTCATAGGTCCTTCTTGAAGATTCTGATAAATCTCATATAAATCTTTTATTTCTTTAGACTCTATAGACATGACCTAAAATAATATTCTTACAGATACTATTTATGTCTTTACCTTTTCCTTTTTCTTTGAAGAACTATCAGGCACACCTGATGATCTTGTACTAGCGAACTGTTTTCCTCTATCTAAAGAAACATTGAGTTCAATTGCTTTCTTAGGTTTTTTATTATTTGTTGCTATTACTGGTGCATTCTTAGGTTTAAAGACTGAATCTATAGCCTTATCAGTTATACTTCTAGTCGCATAACCACCAACTAAACCTGCAGGAACTGAAGCCCATCCTGTACCAAGAGCAGCACCAACACCATAACCAAGAGCACTAGATGCAACTTTAGCAGTAGATGCTAATGTTGCTCCAAGATTAGTACGTCCCTTAGCCTTTTCACCAGCAAAAGTCATACCCCAATCAAGAGCAGCAAGTGGTCCACCAACCTTAAGACCACCAGGCATAGATTTCTTAAGAGCTGTTTTAGCAAATGTTTTCCTATTAGTTTTATCTAAGAAATTCTTAAAGTTAATTTTCTTACCTGGTTGAGGTCCTTGCCATTGCTGACCTTTAGTGTTAGAAGTTACTTTAGTTCCAGTAGGTGTTTTAGTACCAGTAGGTGTTTTTGTTGTAGAACTTACATTAAATCCTCTATTAGTTGTATTCCACCAATTTGGTCCAAAATTCCTAGTAGATTTATATTTACTATCAATCTTAATATTTGTAACAGGTGGCTCTACTGGTGTTGCTGAAGGTGTTTTAGTAGATTTAAACTTATTACCACTTGGTGGTCTATTACGTGATCTACCATCTGGTGGTCTTGAATTAATTTCAGCCTTTATCTGATCTACAGTTTTAGGAGCCTTTACTCTAGTTGTTTTACTCTTAACTTTTGGTTCTTTAACAACATCATCAATAGCATCATCAACTTTTTGATTTATAGTTTTTGAATTTTTTATATCACTCTGTATTTGCTTAAGTTCTTCAGGAGTAGCACCTCTAGCTCTTCTTCCAGCATAATCACTCTGGTTTATACTAGCCTCTATTTCCTTATAAGCAGCACTATTAGGATTAGCAGCAATATTTTTAGCATCTCTACTCCTTTTAGCCCATTCTGCTGGTGGCATATTTCTAGGTTTACCAGTAGTTCTTCCATACCCACCACGAGATTGAGCATAATTTTCAACACCTTTTCGTGTTGCTTTACCAGTTTTAGGATTAATTCTTGCTCTTCTTTGATTTGCTAATTCTTCAGCATCCTTATAATCAATATCACCTTTTTCTAACCCTCTTGCCTTTCTATCTTTTGTACGTGTTCTAACCAACCTACCTAAAGGTCTATCTTCAGCACTAGAAAGACTACCTTGAGGTTTAGTAACTTTTACTTCACCACCTTTAGTTGTATCTCTTAATTTTGTTTTTCCATTAGGTTTTTTAGAATCTAAAGTATCATCTACCCTCTCATATCCACCTTTCTTTGGGTTAGTAGCATCTTGTCTACCCTGCCTATCCCCTAATCCTTCAGTATCAGAAGATACTTCTGGATCTTTAAATGGACGATTATCTTTATTCTTATTCTTCTTATTAAAATTCCTTATTATAGATCTTTCAGCAGCCTTCTCATCTGGATTTAATGGAACATTGCTACCACTTTTCTTTTCTATTATAAATTGACTAAAAGATTTCATCTGTTCCCAGACACTATATCTTAGTATTTATAATTTAAATCCAGCGAAGGTATCCTTTTTAATATCCTGTTTAATTCCCCCTACAATGTAAGATTCAACTTCAGTTTCTTGTGGTGCTACTTGTAATCCTTTAGAACTAATCCAATG